TTTCTTTTTAGGTGGCTTGCTCATTGCGCCACCTGCTGCTCTGTTCTTTTTGCGGCTTTGTACTTTGTAACCGTCTTTGTTTGTTCCGCCTTTACTTAGCGGTTTCTTGTGGGCAATGTCCTTGCCTTCTCGTTTATCGGCTTTGCCGTTTTTGTTTTTGTCTACGCCCTTCTTGTCCATAGCACGACGAGCGCGTTGACGTTCCATGCGATCTGCATGTTCGCCTCTTTCTTTCTGCTGTTTGTATTCTTTCTTGTACGGACGTGGTTTGTTTTTATATGGCATTAGTTTCTCCCATTGTGTGGGCATTCAGTTACAGGACAGTAGCGTTTGCATAGGCCAGAGGGGCGTGGGTTCCACACATCCGACTCAAACGCTTTCTCCATTTTACCATATATTTTGAGCCATTTCTCCCATAGATGTGGCTCTGCGTCTATTTCGTATTCGGCTTTGACCAAGCTGTTTGCAACCACAAACAGAAGACCCGCCTTCACCTTTTTGATCTCAGGGTAGTGTTTGAACACAGTAAGTGCCATCAACTCTAACTGACCCTTGTCAGCATACTTAGCCGACTTGCCAGTTTTGTAGTCAATGACATATGCAACACCTGCTAACACGTCTACGATTATTAGGTCAGCTATACCTCTGAACCACACGTCTTTTGAAAAGAAGTCACATGCTTTGAGGTCAGCGGTTAGCCCCATCTTCTTTTCACATATCTTTACACCACGTCTGGATTTCAGATTGTCTAGCATACCTTGTATAAACCCAAACTTCTTTGGGATCGGCACATCGCTACCAATATAGTCTTCGCAAGCCTTGTGCAGTTCAGTGCCATAGCGCATGGCCTCTGTCTCTTCGACAGGATACTCTTTCAGTATCTTCTCATGGTAGAACTGCTTTGGGCATGTCTCAAATGCCTTTGCTTTACTGAATGACCAAGGTGCGATACTCACTCGCAATCTCCATATGATTTAGCGGTTCCGCTCTCGCAATCGACAGGTAAACCTTTCGCCCAATCGGGTGTCCACCGCATACATGTCTCTACGAATGCTTGTGCTTTTTCCACTTCGTTATCTTTAACACAGCATACAATACTGTCGTGTACGGTCAACACAACTTTGTAATTCTTGGCTATTCTTAACATCTGCTCACCAATTATGCACCGTGCAATCCCTTGACATACGTTCTCTATTACCTTGCCGCCATAGATTTTGTTTCGGCCTCGACGTACTTTGTATGTGTACTCGTTGCCATCATAGTTTAGGTCTTCGTAAAACAACGGTAACCCAGACGGTAAGATCAAAGCCTTGTTACTGGCATCAACATCAATCACGCCTCTACGCCCAAATGGCACGGCTCTGCCGTTAGCCAGTTGGCTAACCATATACTGCGCATCGCGCCACAGCTTGCTAATCGCAAAGTTTGATTGACGGTAAATAGAAATGATACGCCGCGCTTCATCTGGTGACACACTATACCCAAACGTCTTTAGCTGCGCACCAAACTTCTCGGCACCCATGCCGTACCCTGCGCCAAGGATCGTGGTCTTACCAACAAAGCGTTGATCTTTTGTTACGTCTTCTTCGTCGCAGCCGTATATACGTGCAGCCATTTTTATGTACACATCTTCGCCGTTAGCAAACTGGCTAACAAGGTCGTCCTGCCCTGCTAACCATGCAAGCACTCGCGCTTCGATCTGTGAACTGTCGGCTTCCACTACCGTGTAGCCTTCAGGTGCAACGATAGCTTTCTTCAGCTTCTTGCCGTTCGGCCCTCGGCTTGGCAGGTTCTGCAGATTAATCTTGTCAGACCCACCCCATCTACCAGTATGTGCGGCGTAGTATCTTACAGGTACCGGGAGTTTGCCACGTTTAGCTATACCTATAAATCTGTCTGTACGTGTTTCTTCAAGGGTACTTTTGTTACCCAAACGTGCCGAAACCAAAGTTTGTACACGATCATCGTCATGCTCTAACAACTCTTTGAACCCTTCGTCAGACTTGGCAAACGCATATGTCTCCTTACCTGTCGTCAGGCTTATCTTCATCGGCGGTTCAACATCGAACCCACGTAGCATGTCGGCGAACTTTTGATTAGACATCAGGTCTTTCTTGTCGGTGACGTTGGCATCGTCTAGTAACTTTTCTTTACGCGCCTTCGTATCTTCAAGATGCTGCTCCAGTAGCCCAAGGTCTAACTCCAGTGTCGGCTCAATAAACATGCGCAGTGTTAAGTCGATTAACTTTAACTCTTGTTTAGGGAAACTCGCACCCATGCGTTTGAACAACTGGAACGTCAGGTCTACATCGTTCTTGGCATACTCGCCGTACCGCGCTATCTCGTCGTCGGTGAAGTCGGCTCGGTGCTTACCCTTGGCGTTATGCACCTCAGTCCCTTTCACGCCTACACCGTACCTCTCAGCAACGGCTTTGAGCGATGCGCCCTTCTCTACACCATGCAGTGCGCGTGACATATACATAGTGTCGAACCATATCTTTGGGTTAACTCCGTAACGCCACTTCAGTATGGCTCCGTCAAACATAGTGTTGTGGCACAGTATTGCGCTGTCAGAGAAGTCTATGTGTGTGAGTAGACGCTTGATCCTCTCGTGAGCGTCTAACCACACTGTAGCACCGTTGTTCTTTTTGATAGCTAACCCGATCACCTCGAACTGCTCATCACGCACATATTCTTCTGTCGTAAGTTTGGATAACGAGTATTGTTGATCGTAGTACGTCTCAAAATCTAGCGTATATACGTCCATCACTCACTCACGATCTTGCCGCCATTCACTCACGATCTCGCCGCCGCAAGCCATGTACCCACAGGCATCTATCCAGTTGTCTATATGCTTCTCGTTCTGTCTGATCCGCGCAAGTTTCAGCAAGGTCATCATCACCGCAACGTCTTGTGGCCCAATATGATAAATACCAAGGTGCGTATTCCAATATGCTGCGATAGTAAGGAAGTTGTCTTCCATGTCACCGTGGTCTGCTGCACGATCTTTTGTGACGTATTCTTTAGCTGTGTCTAAGATATCCGCACGGATTTGTTGCGGGGTGGTAACTTCTTCGCGCCAGTTGTCTGATCCGATACGACTAACAAGTTGTTTAACAAACTCTATGTCTACACCACAGGCTTCTGCTACCTCGGCGTAATCGGCTTTGCGGTTAGCAAGTAAAAACTGCCAAACCTTTTCCTCTTTCTTACTCATATCTTTACTCCATTGCGTTGTAGTTTTAGGCGATATTCTTTTAGTTCTTTTCTCGCCCTGAATAAATCTTGCTGCACGTTCGGGTGGTAGTCGGTACGGTTTGCTTCACGCTCGTACTTGTCCACCTCATTTCTTAGAAAGCGCAAGTACGCTCTCTGCTGCGGATTTAGCTGCTCGTCTCCCATTGTTCTCCCTCTGGTCTAAGTTTAGGTCTGATTGATTCGGACATGACACCTGTATCTAGGCACCACATATTAACATCACCATCTGCAAACATGTACTGATCCATGTCCTCGTTGTCGCGTATAAATATCTGACACGCTTCGGAACTAGGCAGTGTTATATAGGTTTTTATCTCCCTGCCCATGATTGCATATTCTATATAAAAAACTGTAAAAAACTCCATTGCATACCTTTCTTAATTTGATAAAAAGTTTCGGGGGGCGTTACATATTCGCCCAGAGTATTGTGCTATAGTCCGACCTGCACCGCCCCTCACGACTCTCCCCTTCTCGGCAGATCATACCTTTGTTTAACCTGCATCACAGACTGATGCGAAACACCAAGTACATCTCCAATGTCACGCAGAGTCATACCCTTGAGAAGCATACGATTAATTATCTGTGCTTTCTCCGATAGCTTTCTAGGCTTTGGTGCGGGGGCAGTCATTTTAGGCCGACCACCTTTACGTGCATTCTCCTGCGCTTGTTTATAATTTGGTGTGGCTGCGTTCAGCTTTTTATTGTTTTGTTTATCTATATCTAGCTGCTCGTTCCAACACTGAGCATATGCGTTTTCAAATGGTACACCTGCTCTTACTAACTCTCGTAGCTTTTCCATCTGCTCACTCAAAACGGTGGCTCCTCTCCTTCATATGTTGGAACCCACGCGACATGATCGCGTAGGTCATTAACTTTTTCTGGCTCGTTAGCCTCTAGCAAACCCATCTCTCGTAGGTGCTGCTGTAAATCTAAAGGTAGATTAGTTTCGACGGAACCATGCATCGTCCGTAGCCCATAAAATATATGACGCTGCTTTCGTGTTGTTACCACACTCAACAGATGCACGGTGGATTAGTCGATCTCGACGCATTCGGCTCAAAGTCTGATTAACCTCGACCTCGTCTATACCTAGCTTCTCAGCTATTTCTCCACCTGTCTGCGCGTAGGCATGGCTAGGCTGATCGAACAACCACAGGATACGTTCTTCTACAGACGTATATGGGATTGTTGTACTACCTTTAGAGTCTTGTCCCACACGTGGAACTTCCTCGGATTTTACGTCACTACAGTCACTAGGTGGATCAACACGGCGCACCAGACCAATCGACTGCCATTCGCAATCAGTTGGTTTTGCTTTTGTTGAAGGTACGTTTTTATAGCACTTCAACTCATACCACTGGTTAAGTTGTAGATCGTCACGTGCTAGTGCGTTCGC